TTTATCTATTTCTTCTAAGTGTTGTGGATGCTCACCAATCCCTACTGAATTAGTAAGGTATATATTAATCGTAGCATGTGCTGCAGATATTTCTGCTTCATACTTGTCTTCTAACGCTTGTATTAATCCATTTCTCATTTAGCATTTCCATCTTCTCCGTGCTTGTCGAATTCGTGAATTAGGATCGTTACGAGTTTTTGCTGATGACCTTTTTAATTGTCCTAGTGATCTAGCGCAGTATGATTTTCTGCGATTAGCAGCTTTTGATCCTGGCTTCACTTTTCCAGTCACGGCTGTTTTTAGTTTTGAGCCAGGATTTTCTCTTCTGTATCGGGCGACCCCAGCTTTAGTCATCCCTGCTCCAGACTTTGTAGGTCTGAAATATTTTTTAGTTCTTGGAGGATTGGTTCCTTTTGAATAATATTGTCTCATTAAATCATACCCTTATAATATTTTTTTAAACTTGGGTTTCCAATTGTTTTTCCATCTACATCTAATTTTATAAAGCTACCCATGTAACCACCATTTGCTGCCTTAGCTCTTTTAGTAAAAGTTGCAACGTTTGTTGGTTTACCACCAACGCCTTGAGCTACAGATCTTTTTCTTGTAACAGCAGACTTTCTTTGTCCTTCTGACATAGATCTAGCTTTTGCTAGTGGAACACATTTTGGATATTTACGTTTTGAATCTGCTTTTTGTTTTGAACGGCCACACTTTGAAAAAGAACCATCTTTCTTTTTACTTCCAATATCCACCCATTTTTGTTTGAACCATTTATCTAAACCGTTCTTAGCCATGGTTACCTACCTGGTCTTCGTGCTTTACCAAAACCTTTTATTTGTATGCAAGCGCTACCACCCATTTTTAAACCTTGTCTTTTTAATCTAGATGTTGCTTCCATTAATCCGCCTTCAGCTTTTTTACCTCTGAAGTCTTTTCTTTTTACACCAGAAGGATCTTTTATTTTACCGGCACAAATTTTAGAAGCGTAGGCGTTAGCATATGCTGACGGATAAACTTTAAATTTTCTTTTAGCGGCTGACTTACCTCTAGGACATAATTTAGTCATTAAGCTTTCCTTGCTGTTTGTGCAGCTCTTTTAAAGTTTGCTGCAGTTGGTGAACCTTTAGCTCCTCTTTTTCTCATTTTTTCTCCAGAGCCAGCAGCAATCCTTCTTTTTTTAGCTGCAATGTTTGCGTATAAACCTCTACCAGCCATTACTTAACCTTGCCGCCTTTTTTCATAAAGCCCATGTTGTTTCTAACTTTAGTTGGTAACTTAGCTAAACCTGGATTTTTTTCTTTATCAACAGTTTTTAACGAGCCACTTTTTAACATCGATCTTTTTTTCATCATTCCGCCACCCATTTTTTTTACTCTGCCACCCATTTTATATCCTTTAGGTGTTACTTGTTTGTTGTATAGTCTATTTGCCATTTTTATTTCCTCCGTTTTTAAATATTTGTGTTCCCTTTATACCATAAATACTCGCTACGACAAGGATCCATAAATTTGTGAACCATTTTGGAAGCTCCGAGAACATCTCAAAAAACAATTTTACCTTGTCCATAGCAGATGGATCGTCTGATACGACTGCCCAGGCCAAAATTACCACGGGCAACGACAAAATTATTAAAACTGCCTCGTCCTTCCAGTCTGATTGTCGGCTTTCTAATAATTTTCCTTGGTAAGCTTCCTCACCTCGGGCCATTTTTTCAGCATGCATTAATTGTGCATCAGACATCGCTTGTTTCGTTCTTTGACGGTTAGCATAAATCTTACTTCCTGTAGACATTGCTAATTTAATTGCTGATAACCACATATTAATCCTTTCTTATAATTGAAACCGCATCAGGTGTCTTATCTGATGGTGGTATTGTTTTACTTAAGATAGTTTTTTGAATAGAAGTGTCTGCACGAAGGTTTGCAAGCTCTTCATTCTGTTGTAATTTCTCATCTTGGTTTTGATCGTTCATCATTGCTTTCATTTTATCAAGATTTATTCGTTCTTCACCTTCTTTTTGTTTTCTAGCATTCTCTTGAGCTTGTAAATCTAGTTCTCTTGCTCTTAATTTAGCAATTGGGTCATTATCAAACTGTGAAGTAATCTTTTTCTCTTCTTTTGCGTAATCATCCATCATTTCTGATATTAAAACTGCTTTTCTACCTTCAATTTTCTCTTGTAACATTCTTGCTTGTTGTTGTAGTTGTGGATTTTGCATTGCCATTTGTTGCATTTGCATTAATTGTGGTAATTCTTGTTTAAATTCCATTTCAATTTGTTCTTGTGCCATTAAACTTATGTGTTCAAGTATATTTTTTTGTATTGCAGCACCGACTGCAGGTGCATTTTTTACCATATTTGTTTCCATAAAGTTTAAATGAGCTGTAATATGTGCTTGATGGTCTTGTCCAGGAAATGCTTGGAAAGGTTTACCAGCTAAAGCATCAATGTGTTCTAGTGCTGGGTCTTTTGGCATAGGTTGTTCTGGTTTTCTTAATATTAAATCAATATCTTTTACCCCCAATGCCTCATACATATTACGATAGACTTCGTATTGATTGTGTATTTGAGGGTTTGAGGCAGCCAGTTGCATTTCTGTTTGAGCTAAAGATATACTTTGAGTCTGACTAAAGATATTTGGATCAGCAACTGGTAAGATGTCAACTCGATCGTCAAAATCAGTTTGTTTAATTTGATTCTGTCCACCAATAACATCATAGGGGTAAACTGGAGGTAAGTATAATTTAAATACTCTAGCTAAAATTGTAAATTCTTTTTTCATTGCAGCATACATTCGTTTGTGAATCGAAGACATTACTCTCGATCCTCTTTCCAACATAGCTACTGTCGTGCCCACTGCTGCTTGTTGGTTCCCGTCTCCTACCTGCAGATCAGCAATCGATGCAAATCGTTGCCCTGCTTGTACCACGACACCCATAAGTTGTAATAGAGTTTGAGATGGTTCTTTAAACGGTAAAGTCATAAATGCATCTTTCAAGTTTCCACCTGGTGCATCCACATCTCTAAATTCTCCTGGTTGTATCGACTGCGCTTCATCTCTCATTTTGATGCCACGCATTTTAAATCCTGCCGGTAAGTTTGATAATGTTCCTGCGTCTAACAGTTGTCTTAGTGCAGCTGTTGCTGTTCTTGATAATCCTCCGATCATATGAGTTAAACCAAAACCATAAAAACCTAGCCCTGGTAAAAATTTAAAATGTACAAAGTAATTAATTTTGTTTTTCTGTGCGTTTCCTATTTCATAGTTTCTTCTAATAGATAAAACTTTTCTTGTGCCTTCTTCAACAGTTACAACGTATGGAATTTTTATTCCTGTTGGTTCACCGTCTTGTCTAACATCTTCAAAACCTTCTAAGTCTAAATCAACATGACATTCTAGAAGTGTATACATTCTTTGGTCACGTCCTTTTGATGTTCCGTCTAATTCTCTCTCTGCTTTTTCAGAAGATGTTTCTTGCATGTATGATGGATTAATTTCTATGTCTCTATAAAATCCAGCTACTTGTTGTTTTCGTAATTCGTTTTCTGACATACGAACTCTGTGTATAATAGATTCACAATCATCTAATGATGTTGCAGTATATGGTACAACAATATCATCTGCTGGTACAAACTTTGAAACTGCTCTTTGCATAATTTCATCGTAATAAACTTTTTTAAATGATGAACCTGCAAGCGGTAAATAAAATAACATTTGATCAAACTCTGCTTCATACTCCGGCATCTCTGACATAATTTGATAATTCATAAATTGTTTTACTCTTTGCGACTGAGCTTCTTTGTCAGGTGTAGGCATACCTATAATTTGAGTTCTAACTGGACCTTCTGCTGGTAATAATTCTTTATAAGCTAACGCTTGAAACTGTGTAACAGCTTCTGCTAATACTGGGTGTGTTGCACCACTCGCTCCTTTGAATGGTTCTGTTCTGTCATCATAATTAAAACCTAATAGTTCTAATCCTTGCGTGTAAGTTCTTTCCCAATCTTTTCTTGAAGTTTTATAATCCATGTAGTTTTCATACATTTTACTTCCTAATGGATCTAATACATCATCAGGTAACAGTTCAGCTAGATTTGCAAAGTGTCCAGTGTCTTCACCAGGACTTCCAAGTCTTGGATCAAAGTTTACATCAACACTGCCATCTTCGTTTTGTTGAACTTCAACAAGGCCTTTTTCTACTGGCTCTTTTTCTAAATCTACTTGTATATCTTCAATACTAGGAATGTTGATTTCTTTTCTTACCTCGTTGGGTAATGCTTTATCTGTTGCCATTTATTTCTCCAATTAAACTGTCTTAACAGTATTGCTTTTAATATTCAACCCTTTCGAGCTTGGACCTTTTTTAGGAGGTGGTCCTGATTTCTTGCCACCCGCTCCTAGTGGTTTGTCTATCAATCCACCATTTTTATTACCAGATCTCATTTCTGCTAAAACTAACATAATAGCTGACAACTCTGACATTGCACCAAGATTATCAAACACACGTTTTTCAAATTCTTTCTTTTTAGCTTTACTAAAATTCTTTGAATATTTATCTGTTAGCTCTGACATTATACGTACCTACTTCTTCCTGATAAAGGTTTATCAATCATGCCGCCTTTGGCATTTTTCTTTCTTTTTAATTCATTAAAAAGACCCATGCCTACGTTTAAATTTTTTTCTTTTTCTGCACCTTGACCAAAATATCCAGTGTTTTTTATTCTCTCACTCAACTCTTTTTGCAAATTTGTAATATGATCTATAACTTTAGAATCTGCTTCATCCTCTATTAATTTTTGTTTTATTAATCTTAAAGCAATTTCTTGTTGTCCTCTTGCGGGTGTTAATAAAAAATTA